CGCGCTGGCTGCGAATCAGTCGGTCAACGTGGCCCAGATCGGCGGCAGCAGCCCCGTAACCGGCACAGGCGCGGGCGGCGCTGGAATTCCGCGCGTCACCGTCTCCAACGATTCCTCTCTCGCCGCGAATCAGAGCGTCAACGTGAACCAGGTCGGCGGCGCTTCCACGGGCGCGACCAATCCGCTCTATGAGGCGCTCACCGACGGCACCAACGGACCGGTCGCAGTGAAGGCTGCGAGCACCGCTGCGGCCGCGGCCGACAAATCGATTGTGGTTCAGATCAGCCCCAACCAGCCCAACACCACGGCAGCGCTGAACGTCGCGCTGGCTGCGAACCAATCCGTCAACGTGGCGCAGATCGGCGGTTCTTCGGCTGCGACGGCCGCGAGCGGCGTGCAAAAGGTCGGCGTTGTCGGCAACACCGGCGCCTCTCTCGATTCCACGGTGGCCGCGGGATCCGCGCCCACCAACGGCGTCGCGATCCTCGGGCAATACAATGCCTCGCAGCCGGCACCGACAACTGCGCAGACCGTGGCCGAGCAGCTCGATCAGGCCGGCAATCAGCTCAACTTTCCTGGGATCCAATTCAAGACGGGTGCAGCCTGGACCAGCGCGACCGGCGCCGGAACGTTTCAATATCCGACCGGCACCACGACGCAAGGGCAGCTCGCCGGCGCACCCGCGGTGCTGGCGCAACTCGATCAGACGTCGACCGTCACCGGCGGCGTGGTCACCTGGCAAGGCACTTATGACAACGTGAACTGGGTGACCATCCCGGTCGCGCAGGTCCTCAACCCGAACACGCTGGCGCAGCTCACGAATCCGTACACGCTGGTCGCGACCACGAACCAGCCCTTTTTGATTCTCACCCAGGGCTTTGTGAACGTGCGCGCTGATCTCTCGACGGCGATCACCGGAACGGCCACCGTCACGCCTTACTGGGCCACGCTGCCCGCGTCTCCGCTCTCCAACCTGCCGGCGACGGCGATGGCCGGCACTGTGCCCGGCACGGCGCCGAACTATACCGACGTGATCGGCGGCATGTACAACTCGGCCGCACCAGGGCCTTCGACGGGGCAGACGCTGCCGCTGCAGCAAGACAACGCGGGCAACCTCTACACCGCATTTCGATCGACGACCAACGGCTGCAGCTCGAACAACGGGGCGCTGAACTCAGTTGCACTCAACGCTTCGACCACTTCGCTGACCCAGATCGTGGCGCTCTCTGCCGGAAAGAAAATCTATATTTGCGCCGCTTACATTCAGGGCGGTGGCACGACTCCAACTCTCTCTCTCGAATACGGCACGGGCACCAATTGTGCGACCGGCACCACGGTGCTCACGCAGGCGGTGGCGCTGACCACCGCTGCGCCGGGGATTTCATGGCCAGGCCCTGGCCCGGTCGTCCCTTCGGCCAACGCGCTTTGCTACGTCCTCACCGGCACCAGCCCGACCGCGGTCGGCTGGATCAGTTACGTGCAGTAGTCAACGCTCAACGTTCAATGATCCTGACCGGAATCTATAAGCAGTTGCTGCTCTCGACGGCCGTCACTGCGCAACTGGCAGCGCCGCCGGCGCAAAGCATTTTCAAGAACGTTGCGGTGAAGCAGGCAGCGCGGCCGTACCTGGTGTTGAATCGCGTGGCGGCGCCGCCGGCGGAATCGACGCTCGATGGCATCAGCGCGCTGATCGACGGCGAAATTCAGTTCGACGCTTACGCCGACTCGCAGGACGCCGCGAACGCTCTCGCGCACGCGGTGCGCGACTACCTGATGAACACGTTCAACGCGGGGGCACTGCCGGACGGAACCACGATTCAATTTGTCGATGTGCCCATGGACCATGACGAGCCTTACGAGCAGGGCGGCGCCGGCTACATTTTTCGCTCGCTGCTGCGGCTCAAGGCCTTCTACACCGAAGCCGCCTGACCTTCCGGAATGACGACGAAAGCACAACCTGGATTCGGCTCGAAGTTTTATCTGCAGCTGCCGGGCGGTGTGATGACCGCGGTTGCGCAGTTGCGGCGCTTCAAGCCCGCAGGATCGAAGGCCACCATCGTCGACCAGACCAACGTGTCGACGCCCGATAACTTTGACCGGCCGCTGGCGGTCCGCATCACCTCGGGTGAGATCGACATGGATGGCGTGCTGGATCCGGCCAACACGCAGATTCTGCAGCTCGGCCAGGCCCACGCGCAGCTCGCGCTGGTCAACTGCCAGGTGATCCTCACCGACGGAACGCAGTACAGCTTTTCCGGCTACGTCTCCGAATACGTGCCGTGGGAAGTGGAGTTCAACAAGTTCATCGCTTTCAGCGCAAAGATCCGCGTGTCGGGTGCGCTCACCGGTCCTGCCGGCAACGCCTAAACAAAACTTCAAAGGAGAACCACCATGTCAACCATCGCCTTTCCTGGCTTCGGTTCGAAGCTCGCCAACGGAGGAACTTCCGGATCGAGCTATACGAACGTTGCGCAGTGCAAGAACGTGAAGCTGTCGGCCGGCAAAATCAAAACCGACGACATCACCAACCTCGACAGCCCGGCCATTGGCGGCGGCGCCGTCTACCAGGAGATCCTGAAGACGATGGTCGAGGCTGACACCTGCACCTTCGACTTCGTGATCAACCCCGCGGATCCCACCACGGAGAACCTGCTGAGCGGCCTGCAGGCGAGCCCGTCGGCTTCGTTTCAATACTGGCGGCTCACCACCACCGACGGCTCGGTGCTGATTTTCCAGGGCTACTCGGCCAGCTTCGACATCGATGTGACTTTTGACAAGGCCATCACGGGCAAGGGATCGGTGAAGATCTCCGGCCCGGTCACCGTGACCTGGTCGTAATGGAGCGCGCAGTGAAAGCAAGCGAAGAATTCCTCGTTCCACCTCCGGTCGAAGTCACGATCGCAGGGCGCGTGGTGGCACTCTCCTATCCGATGCGCGCCGTCATCGCCTACCAGCGAGAGACGGCGCGCATCGAACGCAGCCGGCCGCGCCAGGAAGATCCGGATCCGCGCTGCATCTGCGGCGTGCTTCGTTCCGGTCACACCGGCGTCTCGCTCATTCGCCTGGGCGATGAGGAGAAACTGCTCTGTCCCGGATTCCGCGCGGAAGATCAGCTACTCGGCGACAGCCTTTTTGTTTTTGAAACCTGGCGCAAAATCGAGCTGAACGTGGACCCGGAGCGCTGGCTGGCGTGCCTGTGGTGCGGGCTGCATCAACAGCAGGCCGATGGCAGCTGGCGCGCGCCCTTCACGCTCGCCGAACTCGAGGCGAAGCTGGGCGTCGGACTCGAGCCCCGCGCGATCAACGAGAGAATGTTTGAAGCGCTGGTCGCCTGGATGCCGAAGGCGAAGCCTGACCCAAACGTGGCACCGCCGGGCGAGCCGGCGGAAAACAAGACGCCAGGAAGCGAGCCGACCCTCCCGATCTCGATCGCGTCTGGGCTCACGCCCGCATCCGGTACAGATTTACCCGCGGCGAATTCCTGAGCTGCTCGCCGCGCGAGTTGGACCTGCTGCTGCAGGAAGAACAGTGCCAGGCGCAGGAACAGTTCGCGCCGGCCGCAATGATTTGCTCGGTGCTGGCCAACATCAACCGCGGCGAGGATGACGCCCCGTGGAAGCCCAGCGACTTCATGCCTGGTGCCAGCAGCGATCGCGACGAAATGCTCGCCTTCGTCGAAGCGATCGAGGCCGGCGAAACTTTTGATGTTGACCCCGGAGAGATGGCCGTGTTTAAACAACAGCTGGAGTCGACCTTCAGCAATATCGCAACTTAGGAGAATCCCGTGAGCAATGAAAAACAGAAATTAGCGCTCGGCAGCGTGGTCTCGCTGCCCTTTCGTGTGATCGAAGTGCTCGAGCAGCGCTCGCCGCTCGTCCGCCTGGAAACTGTCGAAGCCTATGGCCACGAAAACCCGCAAGTGCAGAGTGAACTGAAGGGCCGCACCAAAACGGCGCTCTGGGCGAAGCCGGAACAAATCGGCCTCAAGGATCCGAAGGTCGATGACGTGGTGACGCTGGCATTTCGCGTGAGCAAACTCGGCGGCCACCGCGCGCCGCTGGTGCAGCTCGAAGCCGTGGAGGCTTACGGCCGCGAAAACGTGAACGCGCCCGGCCCGCTGAAGGGACGCATCAAGACGTCGCTCTGGGCAGAGCCGGAACAGCTGGAAGCTGAGCCAACCCCGGCCGCGTAACCCCACCGAGATGCTCGACATTAACGGCCAGCCGCTGCGCCAGGGCAAGCTGGCCCAGATCCTCTGCGAGATCCTCGAGGTCGACGACCAGGGTGTCCTCGTCCGTCTTCTGAACTCCGACATAGAGGTGCTGGTGGGCGCCAGGGTGGACGAACCGCTGGGCGGCCTGGTCGCCGACTCGGAGCTGACGGCCTTCGTGGAAGCACCCGACGAAGCAGAGGAAGCCCGCGTAGAGGCGGCGGCCGAAGGCATGGCCCTGGAGGCCTTCGAATAGGCCGGTCGGCCCTGTACGGGCAAGGAAACGGCCCTGTTTTGCCTCGTAGACGAGCTTATGGCGGACGGAATCACAGTAACGCAGGTTTCAGGTCTTGAGACGCTGCTGCGCCGGCTGGACCAGGTTCCCCTGGTCCTGAGCCGCGAAGTGGCGCGCGACGGATTGCAGGAAGCCGGCGAAGTGATCCAGGCCGCGGCCGAAACCAACGCCGCGGAGCATCGCGTGAGCGGCAACCTCGAGGAAGACATCGATGTCGAGGTCCAGGTCTCAAGCGACCTGCGAAAAAGCCGTGTGTTGGTCGGCCCTGGCTATCCCGGCCCTGGCGTGAAGACGCGCAAGCGCGGCCGCTATGCCGGCCAGCAGGACCGCACCACCTCGCCCGGCATCTACGCGGAATTTGTGGAGAGTGGTCACGGCATGGCTGGCTACAGCTGGCGCTCGCGTTTCGGCTCAGCCAAGCAACGGCGGCGCACCGGCCGCGAAGTGGAGCTGGGCTCGCACGACGTGCCACCGCATCCTTGGCTGAAGCCGGCCTTTGATGTGTCGGCTGAAGCGGCGGTCGAAGTCCTGACTGAACGCACGCGCGAAGCGCTCGATCGCATCGATACACTGATCTCATGAATTACAAACTCCCCGCATTCGTCCAGGGATTTCTGACCGGCTGCTTCTATGGCAGCATCGCTGCTGTGCCGGCGCTCGCGTGGGCTCTCTTCTGGAAGGTGTTTTTCCATCATGTCCACTAACCTCGCGACAATTCTGGTCGGCCTGGGCTATGACCTCAGCGCGCTCGAAAAGGGCGCGCCGGAAGCTTTCCGCCTGGTGAACCAGCAAACGCTCGGCATGTCGGCCGAGATGAAGCGCAGCTCGCGTGAAGGCGCGGAGTCGCTGCGGCTGATCGATGAGGCGCTGGGCATTCATCTTTCGCGGCCGCTGACGCGCATCCTCACGCAGGAATTCCCCGGCCTGGCGAAAGGTCTGCAATCCATTCTCGGCGCCGGCGTGGTTGGCGCGCTCGCTGTGGCCGGCTTCGAGCTTTTCGACAAGATCGGCAAGTCGATTGAGAAAGCGCAGAAGGCGCAGGAGGCGCTGAAGATCTCGTCGGATAACCTTACGGCCGTTTTTGCCGAGGAGATGGCGTCGTACAAAGAGAAAGACAAAGCAGTCACTGCTGCCACGGGCGCAGTGAACAAGCTGGTTGAGGCGCAGGAGCGGGAGACGAAGGCGGCGCAGGAAGCGGCGAGTCCGTGGGGCCAGTTACTCGCCGGAGTCGGAGATTTTGTTCATAACATCACGTCGCTGCAAAGCACTCTGAAGATTGAGGAAATCGACAAGCAACTCGCGGAGTTCAAGAAAAATTTCGATATGGCGGCGCTCCAGGATTCAGTGCACCGCACGCAGACCGCGATGAAGCTGCTGAACGACGAGATCACCGCTGCGGGTAAAAATTATGAGGACCTGAAGCACAAGGCAGAGACAGCGCCCCCGCAGACTTTCACCGAAACGCCTTACGGAGCCGTCGCCAATTACTCGGCTCCACAGGTGACCCCTGCGGAAGTTGCTGCGGCGAAAGCCTACGCTGAGCAACTGAGCCAAATTAAGACTCTTTGGGGCCAGATCACCGGCGACGTCCATGCTACAGAGGCGAAGAAACAGATGGACGAATTGCGTGCGGCGGCCCAAGCTGCCGCTGCGGCGATTGAGAAGCACGCCGAAACGCTGCAGAAAACTTTTGCTGCAACCCGCCCCGCTATCGATGCCAGCGCGCAACTCGACGCCGAGCTGGTGAAGGAAATCATCTCCTTCACCAATCTAAACAACACGATCGGCGCGACCAGTTTTTATCTGAAGTTCCACGAAACGATTTCCCGTGTAATCCAAGACTTTGTCGATCTCGACGTCCGCCAGCAGGCTGCTCTGCAAACCGATGCTCTATTCTCGAAGGGCCTTCCTGGAAAACAATCGCTCACGCCGCCGGCTCTGCCGGCATCTTCTCCGGCTGCTGCGTTGCCACAGCTCGGAGCCGGCGGCACTGCGGGCGCGCAGTTCGACGTGTTCTCGGCAGACAAAGCCGCGCAGTTCAAACTGGTCGCGCAAGCATTTCAGGATGCGCTCACCCCGACGCAGGAATTTGATCTCAAGGTAAAGGAGCTAAAGCTGGCGTTCGAGGGCCTGCCAGCGCCGCTGAAGAACTCACAACAGGCCATGCTCGCATTCGACGCGGAGATGCAAAAACTTCATGAGCAGGCCGTGAAGGCGACGGACCAGTTGCAGAAATTGCTCGAGAAGACCGGCGATGTGAGCGCCGGCGTGAAAGCTTTTTTCCTGCAGTGGCAGGGCGACTCCGGCCAGGGGGGAAAGTTTGCTTTCGACTTTTTGAACAAAGGGCTGCAGGGCTTTGAGGACGAGACAGTCAAGGCGTTGACTGGCGGCAAGACCGCATGGCTGCAATATTTCGAGTCGCTCGATCAGATGGCGCTGAAGTTCCTGCTCAATAAAGAATTCGCCGCCCTGTTCAAGGGCGCAGCCAACAGCGACTTCGGAAAATCGCTCGGGCTGGATAAGCTCCTGGGCAACGGAAACGGTGGGCAGGTCGCTGCTGAGACTGCTAACACCACCGCGATCGCGGCCAATACGGCGGCGGTTTCTGCACTTACCGGTGTGATGGGTGCTGGTGGCGCTGGTGGGGCCGGCGGCGGCGCGGGAATTCTCAGCCTCTTCCCGATTCCCGGTTTTGCTGGCGGCACCGACTCAGCGCCAGGTGGACTCTCGTGGGTAGGAGAAAACGGCCCGGAGCTGATGAACGTTCCCACAGGCGCATCGATCACACCGAACTCTGCTGGGCGCGGAGGATCGAGCATTCACATGCCAATTTCAATCGATGCCAAGGGCGCGGAGTTGGGAGTGGATGAGAAGATCTCGCGCGCGCTCTCGGCCGCAATGCCGCGCTTCGTGGCGCGCGCCGTGATGGAAGCGAGCGACCTGCAGCGACGGAGCGTGAGCCGCTAACGGCTGATCATGGCTTGCTTCCCTTTTTCTGGTTCTGCCACCAGTCGCCAGAGCCGCGTCTCCAATCCTCTTGCAGAGCATGGCAGCCGGCCTTCACCGCCTTTGCGACCGTTCCCTGCTTGTCGGACCAGAGAACAACTTTGTCCGAGCCGCGCAGCAGCATGATCTGGCTGATGGCAGCGCCCATGTGTTCCTCGCCGCGGTTCAGCGCGAGCACGTAGTCGGGAGCTGGATCTGAATCTTTGACCGTGACGGTGACTTCTGGACAGAACTTGATGAGATCGCGTGCCATCTCCATCGTCTCATCGTGCTTGGCGACTGTTCCCTGGCTCACGTAGGTCGCGCCATTGCCATTGATGTAAACCAACGGGCCTTTCGATCGCGGAGTTCCTTGTGCGATCGCGCTGAGAGTGAAAGCAAAAAAAACGGCACAGCACTTCATGGCCGAGCATGATGCCACGCGGCTGACCTTCTGACAAGCGGCCCAACCGGGCCGGAGAAAAAAGACCCCTATGTCCTACTCAAATATCTGGGACGGCTTCGACCACTACGCGACCACCGGCGAACGCTGGGATCTGGTGAGCGGGACCATTCAATACAGCACGAGCTATGCCCGCTTCGCAGCGGCCGCGCACTGCGTGGGCCAAGGCGTTCGCCTAACCGCAGGCATCACCTACAAAATCAAGAATTATTCCTCGAACGTGGCCGGCCCCATGGCTTCTTTCGCGGTCTACTTCGAAGGAATTTCCGGATCCGGCGTCCAGGGATTTTTTGCCTTCACCGACAACAGCAACTACCAGCTCGGCCTGGCTTTCAACTCGGCCGGCGCTCTTCTGGTTTACCGCGGCAACCCGCAGGGCGGCGGAACACTGCTAGGGCAGACTTCGCCAGGGCTGGTCACGGCTGGAGTGTGGTACTTCATCGACATCACAGCGACGATCGCTACCGGAACGGGCGGCGCCTGTTCGGTTTACCTCAACACTCCGAAGGGCGGTTCGGCGGTGCTTACGATCAGTGGCGCCAACACCAGCAACACCGGCAACGCCTATGCCAACCAGGTGCTCATCGGCAGCACCGCGAACTCGGGCAACGCGCTGCGCTTCGATGACTTCCATGCGCACGACGCCGCCGGATCAGCTCCCAATGCCATCGTCGGCGAGGGCTCGCGCATTTACACCAAACTGCCGAATGGCGCCGGCGCCTTGACCAACTGGACGCCGAACGGCGCATCCGCGAATTGGCAGTGCGTCGATGAAACTCCACCGGACGACAACACGACCTATGTGTCGTCGACCACCACAGTGGAAGACAACTATGGTGTCGGCGCCGCGGGCTTCACCGGCACGGTGAACGGGTTGGTGCGGCGGTCGCGCATTTCAAAGAACGACGCAGGGACGCACACCTTCCAGGCAGGAGTGCGCTCTGGCGGCGTCGACCAGCTCGGCGCGGCCGTGACCGTGCCTTCGAGCTTCGCTTATTTCGATGTCTTCAGCGCCACTGACCCGAACACTTCCGCGGCCTGGGGAGCCTCCGGCGCCGACGCGGCCTCGCTGAGCATTTATGAGGCAAGTTAATGGCGACTGGCCTGCAGTCGACGCAGGAAGTTATCGAGATCTCGGCGCTGAACTCTGGCGCCGTGGAGTCGACGCAGGAAGTTCTGCAGATCTCCGCCGTCGTGCCGGCAGCGGTCGCCGGTGTGCTCTCTACGCAGGAAGTTCTGCAGATTTCAGTGACGGTGCCGATCTTGGGAATTAACTATCCACTCACGCTGCCGGCGATCGCAGGGATCGGTCCGCAAGATTTCACGATGATGGAAATTAACGTCGTCGGCGAAACCGAGTCGCCCTTCACGCTGGGACAGCAGGAACAACAGTGGCCAGGGCAACGCTTCGAAGCCGAAGTGAGCCTGCCACCGCTGACCATGGCGCAAGCCGAACAGTGGCTCGCCGTGCTGGGCGCGCTCTTCGGTAAGTACGGAACATTTCTGATGGGCGACTACCTGCGGCTGACGCCGCAAGGCCCGTGGAGCGGAGCTCCAGTCGTCTCTGGCACCAACACCAACGGCTCCAATGTGCTGAACCTGCGCGCGGCCACCGCGAGCATCACGAACTGGGCGGTGGCTGGCGACTATGTGCAGATCACCGCACCCGGCGGACCGCAGCGGCTCTACAAAGTTTTGCAGAATGCCCCCAGCACGATTGCCGGCAACGTGGCGCTCGCCATTTTCCCTAACCTCCGCGAAACCCTTTCTGACGGCAACACCATCGTCACCGTAAACCCCGCTGGCACCTTCCGGCTGCAGGAGAACACGCTGACCTGGAAGGTCGACAAGGACAAGATGTACCACATCAGCTTCAAAGCCAAGGAAGCGCTCTAGTGAGCGATCCGATCAGCGAAGCGCTGCAGCTCGAGGAACGGGCCGCGCGCGCTTACCAGGCCTTCTGCGAGTCGGCGCAATCGTTTCTGCCAGCCTATGTGCCGGACTGGTCGCTGTTGCCGGAAGTGGTGAAGACGGCATGGAAGGCAGCCGTTACGTCCGTAAGAAAATAAAAATGCCCCGCACACTTTCAGCCGCGATGATCTCGGCGATCGCCGCGAGCCAGCTGACGCTGGCCATCTTCGCGCAGATCGCATTCGCCGACGCGACCTATTACCTCTTCACCGGCATCGGCTCGCTCACTCCGGCCGGACCGCCTTCCAATCCCGCCTCGACGTTTCCCTACGGGCAGACGTTTCTGGGCATGGGCTGGCTGGGCAAGATCTCGGCCATCCCGCAGACCACGAAGATCCAGGCACAGAACATCACGCTTTCGCTGAGCGGAGTCCCCTCTGCGCTGATCGGTGAAGCTATCGGCCAGGTCCGCATCACCGGCACAGCGACGCTGTGGCTCGGTCTCTTCGATACCAATAACAATCTGCTGCAGGATCCCGTGCAGATTTTCGCGGGCAGCCTCGACGTGCCCACGGTCGACGATTCAGGGCAGACCTGCAACATCTCCATCACCTGCGAGAATCCGCTGCTGCGTTTGAACCTGGCGCCCAACCGGCTGTTCGACGACGCCGACCAGCAGATCTACTATCCCGGCGATCTCGGCTTCAGCTTCGTCGACCGGTTGACGAACATGGCGCTGTTCTGGCCTGCGCCCAACGCGCTCTCGACGCCTTATCCGCTCTACATGACCGTGGTGCCAGCATCCGCGGACATTGCTGTCGGCGGCACCACCACCGTCGCCGTTACCATGCACTACTCCGATGGAAGCACCAACACGCTCAGCGGGCTGACGCGCTCCGGATCTGGCCCGTTCTTCACTGTTGCGCTCGCCTCGAGCAATCCGAAGGTCGCAACCTTTTCCTACACCACCGGTCTGATCAGCGGCCTCGCGCCCGGCACCTGCTCCATCATTGCGCGCTGCCTTCCGCCGGGCAGCGTCAGTTCAAGCGGAGCCGCGCAATCCGATCGTGCGGCCGGCGCGCTGATCGTTCATTCGTAAAAAAGCTGCCATTTGTAAAAAGCTGCATTCGTGAACCAATGCCACTGACCAGACTTCCAGACTGGCGCGAGCGGCTCGGCCGCATGATCGAGAGCGCGCGCGAACTCAGCTTCGAGTGGGGAGTGTTTGACTGCGCCCTGCACGTCGCTAACTGCGTGCGTGCCATTACCGGCTGCGCGGATCCGGCGGCCGCCTACCGCGGAGCATATTCCGACGAAACCGGTGCCGCGGCTATTTTCGGAACCAGCTTTGAAGACTTCATCGCCAGCCAGGCCGCGGCCCTGGGCTGCCCTGAGATTCCTGTGACGGTGGCCCAGCGCGGCGACGTCGTTTTCATCGATAACGACACACCGCAGGGCGCGGTGGGCATTGTCAGTCTCGACGGCCGCTTCGTGGCTTGCGCCGCGGAGGGTGGTCTGGCGCTGGTGCGCCTCGATCGCTGGAAGCGCGCGTGGAAAGTGGGCTGAGCAAAACTCGATGAGCAAAACCCTCACCGAAATCGGAATGATCGTCGGAGGCCTGGCGCTGGCGCTGCTCTCCGGGCCGATCGGCATCAGCGTCTTCTCAAGTCTCGCGCTGACCCAGGCCATGATCGGCATCGGCGTCACCACCTCGATCGCGGGCGTGGGACTCGCATTGCGGCCGGCGCCGGCAAAGCCGGTCGGCACGGCCAGCTCTGTGAGCTTCACGCAAGGCCCGACGCAGCGCCGCGTGGTGTATGGCCAACATCAACCGGCGGGCGTGCTCACCTATGCCAGCTTTCCGCCGTCAGAAAATCTGAACGTCGACCAGCAACGGCTTCACCTGGTCTACACCCTCACCGCGCATGAGATCTCGAGCTTCGATGCGATCGCGATCAACGGCTCGGTTTACAACTTCGGCAGCGACCTGATCTGGAATGGCACCTACTGGGTGCTGAAGCCAGGCAACAGCTCGACGCTGAGCGATTTTTACTGGCTCTCGCTCGAGTTCACCTTCGACGCCGGCCGCGCGGCGAATACCTCGCAAGCCTTTTCTGAACTCGGCACCGTCGACTCCAGCTGGACCAGCGCCTTCCAGCAGCGCGGCTGCGCCAAGGTGCACGTGGTGCTTTCTTATTCGCAGGGCTGGCCTTACGTCTTCCCCAGCGGCTCGATTCCCAACATCCAATTTCTGATCACGGGAAAGAAGCTGACAGATCCACGCGTCTCGACCGTGTGGCAGGCCTCGACGCACATCTCGCAATACAGCTACATCGTCGACAACTTGGGCGTGATCTGGTTTCAGCAGAATGCCGGCGCGCCCGTCAGCGGAACCTCGCGGCCGAATTTTGAAGCCAACGATTCCGCCGGCACCACGCTCACCGACAATGCCTGCACCTGGTACTCGGTGGGAACGTCGCTCGCCTATTTCATGAACAGCGGTTTGTTCCCAGGCACGGCGCCGCAGATCGCTTACTCCTCCTCGAGCTTGAACTCAGGGATCCTGATCAACGACACCTGGCCGCTGGGAGCAAGCCTGGGCCTGAGCGCCCTGCAACTCGTGATCGAGGCGCCGGTTGGCTACCTGCAGTTGCTCACCACCGCGGGCACGACCGGAACTACGCGGCCGAATTTCGCGACCACCCTGGGTGCGACGACCACCGACAACACCGCCGGGTGGACGTGCATGGGCCGCTCGCCTCACGCCATTAATCCGTCAAACTCCGCGCTCGCGGTTTACGACTACCTGCAGGACCCCGATGCCGGCATGGCCGCGCCGGCCGCCACGATGGACATCGCGAGCGTGATCGCCGCGGCCAACGTGTGCGAAGAGCAGGCGCTCATCATCTGGAATGCCGACAACACCGTGGTCTACGAAAATCTTTATTCCTGCAATGGGATGTTCGACCACTCGTCGAATCGCGGCGACGTGCTCACCTCGCTGTGCAGCTCGATGGCGGGCTGGGTAGTTCCACCCGGCGATCTGTGGCATGTGTTCGCCGGCGCCTACCTCACGCCCGTGCAGACGCTCACCGACAGCGACATGCGCGGGCCGATCAAGGGCGACTTCCGGCTCTCAAAGCGCGACGTGGCCAACAGCATCAAGGGCCGATTTATTCCCGCGTTCCTGCCGACCAACCCTGGCGCCGCGCTGAGCCTGACGCAGATCCCCGGCACCTGGCAGCCGCAAAATTTCCCCGCGTACCAGGCGAACGGCATGAGCGGCAAGCCGAACTACCTGAACACCGAAGACGGTGGCCAGGTGATCTGGCAGGAGATCCAGCTCGACTTCACGACGTCACTGTGGACCGCGCAACGCCTGGCGAAGATCGCGCTGATGCGGCTGCGCTTCCAGCAGACGCTGACTCTTCCCTGCAAACTGACCGCGTTTCTGCTCGAGGCCGGCGACACTTTCGGCTTCTCGCATCCTCGCTGGAATTTGAACGCGGCCATCTTCGAAGTCACGCAGTGCTCGATCAGCCTCGAGGCTGGCGGCGGCCAGCACCCGGCGCCTGCGCTCGGCGTCGACATCATCGCGCGCCAAACCGATCCGACGGTCTACACCTTCACCGCGCCGACGAGCTCGTCGAACTACGGAGAGTACTCGCCTTTCGGGATCACGGGCGTGATGACGGGAGTGGAGTGATGAGCCTGGTCGAACAACTGGTGCGCGACGAAGAGCTGCGGCTGAAGCCCTATCGCGACTCCGTGGGCAAGCTGACGATCGGCGTCGGCCGCAACCTCGATGACGTCGGCGTCACGCAAGCCGAAGCGCTCGCGCTGCTGGCCAACGACATCCAGAACGCACGCTCTCACCTCGAGCAGTACCTGCCCTGGGCAGGCGGGCTCGATGAGGTGCGCGAGGCGGCGCTAGTGAACATGTGTTTCAACATGGGCATCGGCGCGCTGATGAACTTCCACAAATTCCTGGCGGCGCTGCAGGCCGGCGACTACAAAACCGCGGCCGCGGAAATGCTCGATTCACTTTGGGCAAAGCAGGTCGGCATTCGCGCGCAACGCCTGGCGCTGCAGATCGAAACCGGATTCTGGCAATAGAGGAGCAACGTATATGAGCTTCAACGATGTTGTGAAAAAATCGTTTCCTTTCATCTCGGCCGCGGCTTCTCTGGGCGGTCCGATCGGCTCAATGGCTGCTTCACTGTTAGGCAAAGCGCTGAACGTGGGCACGATTGCGCCGACGAGCGACGGGATCTCGACGGCGATCGCAACTGCGCTGGCGGATCCCACGCAACGCGCCGCGCTGATCAAAGCCGAGCAAGACTTCCAGGCGCAGATGGCCGAACTCGGCTACAAAGACGCCGAGACTCTGGCAGCAACGGCTGAGGCGGATCGTGCGAATGCTCGCGATCGCGAGGTCAAGCTGAAGGACCGCGTGCCGGCCTTGCTGGCCTTCCTGGTGACGCTGGGATTCTTCGGAGTGCTGGCCTTCATGATGTTCCGCTCCGTGCCCTCGGCTGCTCACGACGCGTTGCTGCTGCTGCTGGGCTCGCTCTCAACGGCCTGGACGGCGGTGATCTCTTACTACTTCGGCAGCTCGGCCGGCAGCGATCGCAAGACCGAACTTCTGGCGCAGGCGCCGGCGATCCAGAAATAGAACTTCAACTCTTCGAAGGAGAAAAAAGAAACATGGACCCACTCACCATTGCCATCACCGTCACCGTTCTCGCTATCGCCGCCTTCACGCTCGGCGTGGTTGTCCACAAATACGTGATCAGCGAAGCCGAGGCGATCAAGGCGCATGTGACCGCGGAAGTCGACGCGGCGAAGGTTCACTTCAGCAACGATGTAACCGGCATCCGCCAGGAGATCTCGACGGCGCTGCAGAAGGCCGCGGGCAAACTTTGAAGAGATGGGAATGAACGGACACTATGCCAGCTGCAGGATTTGTGGCGCGATCGGGCATCGCGCCACAAGCTGTCCGCTGTATGCGATGGAACAGCGGAAGGATCCTTTCGGCGAGCAACTCGCACGCGCGGCCGCGCGTGAACGAGCGCGAAAATCATCCACTGGCGAGCGCACGCTCGACGTGGGCGCGCGTGTCGAAGGCCGAGGGCATGCGCGCGTCGTCGCCTCCTAGCTTTGAGCACTCGGAGAGAGTGACGTGCCAGTTTGGCGGCGAGCCCATCATGGGAAGCCAGCCCGCGGCGCCCTTCTGGCGCATGGCGAGCGGCAGAACCTGAGCGTTGCAGGTGTCGGTGCCCGGTGAGATCGTTGCGACGATGCCGAGCATCTCAGTTCCCTGCTCGTGCTTTTCTTTGCGCATGACCAGGTCGCCGTGCTTGGCGGGAGTTCCATCTGCGTAATGAGGCATGGGTGTGTGCCCTCCTTCACCGCGCAGACTAGCACGGGCTCGCGCGCCTAGCTCGCTTCTTTGAGTCGGCGCGGCGGCGGCAGGATCTCGCCTTCAGTGAGCTGGGGAGTTGCATAGAGCAGCGCCTGGCGACGTTGCTGCAGCAGTTCCCAGCTGGCCTGCGCGACATCGGGATCGGCGCCGACCAGGTCGAGCAGAACTTTGAAAATGGCAAGATCGAAGGGCGCCGTGCGCGGAGGCTCCTTCTCGACGCCGGCGACGCGGTGAGCGCACTGCGGGCAGAGGAAAAGCCGTTCAGACTTCGACGATCGGCGCTTGCCCATGCCCAGCGTCTGCGCGAAGCAGGTCAGCGCGACGGCCTTTTCCGTCGGTTGGATCTCGCGCAGGCACTTTGACGAACAGCAGATCTGCGGCTGGCGTGGACGTCCCATGTTGGCCTCCTAGGCGTTTGTTAACAAACTAGCACGGGTTTGCTAACAAACTCCTGAGCGCTTCCGATGGGTCTAGTGGCAGGAATCAGCAGAGTAAATAGCAGGTCGGCACCGCGCTGCAGTTACCAACGTGCATTGTCCATCAGGAACTCGGTCGACGATCATTGCCCCATGACGCTGCTCACCAAAACCGCAACCGTCGACGCCGGCGAATTTGCGCACCGCGCGCTCTGCGATGCAGAGCCGGTCGGCCGCTTCCTCGAGTTCGGCGTCATCACGCTCGACCGCTACGAGCACGTTGTCACCGTCTCAGGCGTCCCGCGGCTCTCGATGGCTGGCGCGATGCTTTCCCACGAGCCCAGCGCGGAACAGCGTCGTCACATCGAGCTGACCAGAATGGAATTCCGTCTTCTCGAAATCCTGACGCGCAACGCACCGCGCCCGGTTGCGCGCGATGTGCTGCGCTCGAAGCTGTGGCCGGCACACGACGCTTTCGGAACCAACCGGCTCGAAGTGCTGGTGAACCAACTGCGCAAGAAAGTCGGATCCCATTTGATCGAGACGGCGGTGGCGCGCGCCGGCTACCGGCTGATCGATCCGCGGAAGGCCGCATGAGCGCGGCAACCATCACGCCGGCGCCGATGCCGATGGAGGTCGACAGCCGCGCTGAATATTTCTACCAGCTCAAGCTCGAGCTGGAAAAAGCCAACACTGAGATCGGCGCGTTGCGGAAAGAGATCGCCGCAAAGGAAGCTGAGCTGATCGAACTGGTCAGTGCCTGCGGCGGACCGCACGCGCAGAAGGCGAAGATCCTGCACGGCATCGTGTGGGAGATAGTCGCGATCTTCAGCCAATACACCACGCAGGACGCCGCGGCCGTGGAGCGCTTCCGCGAAGCGCTGGTGAAGACGAAGCAGACCAGGCTGCTGAAAAAGATTTTTGAGGCCAGCACGCGCTGGACGATGAAGGCAAGCGCCGCGGAGATCGTGAAGACGGAAAAGCTCTCGCCGAAGCTGATGGCGTTGCTGCTGCAGTGCCAGGTGACGCAAGACAAAAAACCGTCGCTCGACGTGCGGCCGACGCGCGAAGATCGGCGCCGGAGCAACCGTTGAAGGCCGCTGACCGCTGCAGGGAACACTTCGCCGGCGATCGCTGCACCAAAGCCCGCGGCCACGCAAGCGACCTGGCAATCGACACCGACAAGGAACACGTCGGCAAGTTCACGCGCTGGGTGGGAACCGGCGCCGCGAAGAAACAACTCTTCGCGACGGCGCCGGGCCCGACCAGGCAACAGGAGAAAAAGCTGGACCGCTGGCTCGCCCGGCTGGATCCCTTCGCAGTGCCGCCCCAGCAGCGCCCTGGTCTGAAGGCCTTTCTGGACCGCATCATCGCAGCGCCGGGCGGATTTTGAGGGCTAGCGGCCGTTTCAATTCACCTGAAGTGAACTATCAGCAACTTACGCGCGCTTTTTACTAGTTAGTTAACAAACTCACCCCATGAAAGTGGCCCTCTACGCGCGGGTTTCCAAGGCCCACACCCACCAGGATCCAGAGGCCCAGCTGCAGCCCCTGCGTGAGATGTGCCGCACCCGCGGCTGGGAGATCACGCACGAATACGTCGACCACGGCTGGAGCGGCGCGAAGGAATCGCGCCCAGCCCTCGACGAGATGATGGCCGACGCGGAACGCGGCCGGCGCGATTTCAAAGCGATCGTGGTGTGGAAGTTCGATCGCTTCGCGCGCTCGGTTCGCCACCTGGTCAACTCGCTCGAAAAGTTCCAGGCGCTGAAGATCGACTTCGTAAGCCTGACGGAATCGATCGACACCTCGACGCCCTACGGCAAGCTGGTCTTCACCATCCTGGGCGCCGTCGCGGAGTTGGAGCGCAGCCTGATCGCGGAGCGGATCCGCAACGGCATGAAGAAACTGGGCGCGAAGAAACCAGGGCCGAAGATCGGCGAGCGCGGGCCGTCGAAGACGACACTCTGGCGCCGGAGTAAGCACGCGAGCTAGTAGAGCTGCGCACCGGACTTGTAATCGTGAGAAGGGCTGACTCGAAGCCCCACTTTCCCGCAGAGCCCCGCCTGGGCATAGTCCAGCATGGCCACGACAGTCGGTTCGCAGCCGTCCCTCCAGAAGAGTCCTAACACGAAATCGCCCATCTGCTGGACCGCAGAGTGGGCCGAGCCTGCAGAGGGAAGTCTGGTCAAAATTAAACAGGGTGGATGACACCCCAAGAGAACACCGCGAGCACCCGAGGCCCGAACCGTTCGGGCCTTTTTCTTTTGGTGTTGAAGTTGCTTCGCCGCTTCGACAGGCGGCTTTTGCTCTTGGGGTTGGGGTTGCTCGTCCAGAAAATGCCTTTCAGAATCGCGCGCGGGGTGTGCGCGCCTCCGCAATGCGTGGGAAGGGTAAGGGATGGGTTTATTTACTCTATAGACAAGAACAAACCCTTTTGGAGAGCAACTTCCAGCAGGTAGCAAGTTCTGAACGTGCTGAAAGGTCCAGCAGGTAGCAACCTCTGTACGGGTAGTAATTGTCATACCACTTGCCGGGGGGGAACCACGGAAGGCAGCTTTTCCACAGCGATGCACAGGATTTCGCTTGCGTGAGGCTACGCATTCTGCTAAAAATCATCGCCATGGCGGACGGAACAGCAAAACTTCTCACCTGCGCGGAAGCCGGACACATCGGCGGTCACGCCCGCGCTCAAAAGTTAACCCCGGAGCAACGTCGCGACTCTGCACGCCGCGCCGCGCAAGCACGGTGGGGAAAGAAGCACGGCGGCAGCCCCGATGGCGCGCCGCCTGACGGCGGCGGTGGTAGCGACGATCGGCGCGTTCTCGCGACGCTGGCTGGTCCGACGGCAGGTATTATGTCAACTCGCCGCCGTCCTGCAGTGCGCGTCGCCCCTAGCGATTCGACCAGCGGGAGGCACCTTGCGGCTGCTGCCTAATCGCCCTCGCCTCTTGACAAGGCTGCTACAAGCGCGCCCGAGAGTGCTCCCCGCAGGTGCTGGCGAGCTACGAGGTTCTGGGCCTTCATCCGGAAAAAGTTTGGCCCGCAATCGAGGCGCGCAGGAATGCGCTCGGGCCGTTGGAAGCGCTGCCGCCGAAAAAGCCAGCGCAATCCGTCAAGCTCTGGTTTGAAAAAACGAACGGCGCGAGAGCCATCAACTCTCGCGCCGGTGAAACGTTGCTTCGCGACAACACGACAGTTGAGCCTATGGCCGCCCCGTCGATAGCCGCACTATATCCCAATTCGGACGCTCCTTCTAGCGCAAAAAAGCGCGGCTTTTCCTACGACGAAATGCTCGCCATTGTGGAGTATTCCGGCGCGCCGCACTCCGTCCGCCAGGGCACACTCGCCGCGCTGAAAGCGCGCGGGCGCTGGCCCCAGGACGATGGCGCGGTGACCGGAGTGATCTGCGTCTCGCTCATCGGCATGATGTTTCAGGGCGTGTGCTGCCGCTCCACGGCACGCTGGCGCGCACGGCGCGCGGTGAAGCTCGGCTACTGGCGCAAGCTGCGCACGGCGAATTCATGGGCGAACTGTCCGCGCTGCGGAACCCAGCGCGAGACGGGCACGTGCGAATCGTGCGGCTACGTGGGACGCGCGAAGACTCCGGAGGGCAAGCCGAACTTCGACGAGTTCTGCCGGCCGCACATGTACGAAGTCAACATCGACGCCTTCCGCACGGCGCGACGCTGCCGCGAGCTGCATCAGTTCAAAGCGCGCACCTACTCGGAATACAAGCAGCAGCCCGCGCCGCAGCCGGCTTCGATTACCGAATTTCCCCGCAAGTCCCCGCAGCCGGAGCCTCCACCGCTGCCGCCCGCTGCGCCGTCCTCGCCTGTACGGGAACGACCGCCAGCAGCGCCGACCCGGCCGGCAGCGGCGGAACACCGCTCAGTGGAAGCGCCGCATCGCAGCACAGAGCGCGCTCCCCAGCCCAAGCTGACGAAACGCGAGTGCATCACGTTCATGGCTCAGGTCGCCGCGCTCGAACGCGGACGCACGCGGCACGTCGAAGCGCAAGGCGGCTACGGCTTCGATCTCGACCCCACGGATCCGCGCTACCAGGCGCCACTGAAACGCATCGACGCAATCCGTCTGGTGGCGAAGGCCTGGAAGCGTGAGCCGCTAGTGGTGATTGAGGCGCTGAAGGCTTGGGGTTACGAGCTGGAGGCGAGCCAGTGAGCCCGAAAACATTAAAGCGGCGCGTGGCCTCGGTTTCCACGCGCCGCCTGAATTGCTTCTTGTTTGATCGCCCACAGGATAGCAGAGGCGCAGGCGCGCTCGTAAAAAGTTTTTTGTTGAAGAAGTAGGCACCGCCCACAACTCGGAGGAAAACACATGGCCTCGGTACCATGTCGTCGAATCAGCGCAGCACCGGCATCGCCGGCAACGTCCACACTCACACCTCGGCCCGCGATCTGGTCGGCAGAATTCCTCGACCGCAGACTGCGCCAGCACCAGGAACAGCAAGAGATCGACGCGCTGGACCTGGCCACCGACATCATCCTCGAAGTCGCCGGGGCGCTTGAGACGCTCAAGCGAACGGAGCGCATGCGATGAGCTGCGCCGCGGCCCCACTTCCCTGCTCGCCCGTTCCACCGCTCGAGACGCGCGTCGAATTCACCACCTACTGCCGCGTCTGCGATTGCGATCAACAATTCATCGCCGGCTGGGAATGCCTCACCGGCCTGGTCGGCTGCTGCCTGGGCTGCGGAACGCCGCGCGTCGCGCCCTTCACGCGCACGATGACGGAGGCCGCATGACAGCGCACAACGAACTTCTCAACGTGGCGCTCTTTGCCCGGGCGATCGCGAAGACCGCGCTGCTCTGCGGCTTTGTGCCCGGCGCGCTCCTCGCGTTCTTCGGCCCGCGCGTGGCGAAGTTTCGGTGCGAGCTGAGCATCGGACGGCATTACCGCGTGGAGGGCTACCACACCGGAGACTTCGCCGGCGAGGTGCTCTCAGTCGATCGCGACCTGGCGCGGATCCGCGTGACCGACCCGATGCGGCCGATGCCGCGCGTTCGCAACCGCTGCGCGTTCCCGGCGTGCGTGCGCGAAGACTTTCACCAGGGCGACCACGAATTCATGCGCGTGCGCGAAGGCGCCGTGATCGAGATCCCGTGGCGATCGGCGAAGTGGATCCCGATCGCTGATCGAGTTTCCGAAGGCGAGCGGCAGTTAGCCACCCAACAGGTCGGCAGCGGGAGGTGCATCACGCAACTGGAGCCGGCCTGGGCAACAAGCCGCTCGCCGCGGAAAGCGAAAACCGCATGAGCAACGAGATCGCGCCTGAAGGTTTTCGGTATGAGTGGGTGATCGATGATCGCTGGCAAATGCCGCCCGATGGCAGGAAATGTTCAAGGGCCGGCTGCCTGAATTCTGCGATCGCCCTGCTGCGTCGCAGGCACTCTCGTTTCCTCTCAGGATTCGCGTGGTGGGGCTACTGCGCTGATCACCTCTACGGCAAGGTTAGGCGACTGGTTCGGATCGACGAGGAAGCCAAAGCATGAGCGGCGAACACTTCCCTCGCAACACCGTCTCCGCCGCTGCCTGGTGCACCAAGTGCTCGCGCTTCACGCAGCACCGCGTCGACCACAGCGAAAAAGGCGGTGGCCGCAAAGGTCCATGCCTCGAGTGCATCGCGCGACTCGATTCTCAGCACAAAGCTGCGGAACACAAATCTAAGCCGGCCGCGGAGCCGGCACAGCAGCAGGAGCTATTCGTATGACGTTCGAGGAATGGAGTGCTGCAATCAGCGCAGAGCTGAAGGCCGCGGGATTCCCGGTAGACAACTTCCACGGCTTCCCGCTGGTGCCGATGCCGGCGACACAACCCGAAATTGTGCGGCTGCTGAAGTTCCGCACCAAGCAGCCCGTAAATCGCGAGATCTACGCGGAGGGAATGATCTTCCTGCCGGCGACGCAGTCGACGCTGCGAGACGCGGCAGAGCCAGGGAAAGCCGATGTGTGAGCACATCCGATTCGAGAATGGCGACGTCGCCATCATCTGCGGCGGACCGCGATCGCATAAGCAACACTGCGCGAGCTGCGGCCGGCCATCGGTCGCGCTCTGCGACTGGAAGGTCGCGGCGCGGAAGTCTGGAACGTGCGATGCGCCCTGCTGCGCACAGCACGCGAAGCAGGTCGCGCCCGGCAAACACCTCTGCCCCGAGCACCAGGTGAAGTTCGACGAGTGGAAGCGACGCCACCCGGCGCCGCAACGCAGCCTGTTTGAGGATGCCGCATGAGGAAAGAAACATGAGCCAAGAACTCACACTTGCAGATTACAACGTCGCGAATCCACGCTGCTCCACCTGCAGCGCGATCATTCCCGGCTCAACGGCCGTCGAAACCTATCCGACGCAGGCCAGCACCTGGATCCTCGCCCGGTGCCCCAACTGCACGCTGATGACGCCGTTTCGGCTCGAGGTGATGGCATGACCGACCGCATGACCGCCAAGGAAGTAATTTCTGACCTTCGCCTGATGGGGCCGCAGGATCTCTGTGTGATCTTCGCTTACCTCGGCGAGCATCTATTCGGTTGCGAGACGGCCGATGGCAACGTTGTCCTGCGATCGGTGACGACGGAGCGTGCGCAGCGATTTTTGTGCGAGCTGTCGGAGGAAGCGCGAAAATCGGAAAGCACCGAAGTTCCATTGAGGGCAGAACTGAGTACAAGGCTTTCGGTAACCGGCTGTGGGGTTCGGCGCCAGGATCGCGAGGAACAACCGCGATGGAAATCGGACCCTGTTTGCCCTGATTGCAATCACGTGCACGAAGGCCGAGCCGAGTGCTCGAAATATCTCGGCGAAGGAAAGTTTTGCAAGTGCGAATCGAAGGTGACAGCATGAGTGACATCTGGATCGAAGCGATCGTAATCCTGCTGGTGGCGCTGGCCGCATGGCGAGCTGGCTACAAGGTTGGCGAGAAAGAAGGCGACCGCACCGGATACACGCGTGGCTGCGATGCCGGCTATGAGCGCGGCCGCAAAGAGGTCGACGACTGGTGGATCGGCGTTGAAGACGAAGCCGACCAGGCGCGCCAGAAGCTGCGCGACAGCGGCGGGCGAGCCGCGTAACTTTTTTCCTGAAGGGCGTGTGAGAAGCTATGAAGTCAAGGCGCACTTATTTTGAGTGGACGTTTTCAACGCGCGTGCGGGAGCGCGCCTGCCGCAACTGCCGCGCGTCGACGTCTGCGTTCCTGACTGATCTGCGCACGGGAATGCGCAAGCCTTTCTGTTCGAAATGCTTTTTCTCCGCTGTTCGATCTGTCGCCGGATTGCAGGCGACCGCTGCCACCCTAACTCTAGGAGTGAAACCAATGAAAAACGCGATCTACCGTCAGGGCGATGTTCTGATCCGCCGCATCCAGAGCCTGCCGAAGCAGGCAGCTCAGCCACGACTCAACGGCATTCTCGCCTACGGCGAAGTGACCGGCCATGCTCATAAGGTCGAAGACCTCACACACACCGAAGTTCTCGAAATCGAGAACGGCCTCTACCTGCGCGTCGGCGAAGAGGGCGTGCGCGTGGTGCACGAAGAGCATGCGCCCATCACGCTGCTGGCGGGCAATTACGAAGTCGAGATCCAGCGCGAGTACACGCCGGAGGCGATTCGCAATGTCGCCGACTAGCCCCGCGCTGCTGCTTGAGCGCTTCAGTGCGGCCTGCGATTATCCGGCCACGCTCGATGAACCCGTAGTTGAAGCCTCGCTGCGGGTTTATCTGGGCGCGCTCGGCATGAAGCGCAACGTCGTGCGCCTGCGCGAGGGCTGGAGCCTGGCCGAACATCCATCGCTCGCGAAGTACGCGTTGGAAGTCCTCGATAAGGTGATTCCACGCGACGCACGCGCCGCACGCGCCGCACGCGCCGCACTCGCCGCAATCGACGCAATCGACGCACGCGCACTCGCCGCACGCGACGCACTCGACGCACTCGACGCACGCGCCGCACGCGCCGCACTCGACGCACTCGACGCACGCGACGCACTCGACGCACTCGCCGCACGCGCCGCACTCGACGCACGCGACGCACGCGACGCACGCGCCGCACGCGACGCACTCGACGCACGCGACGCACGCGCCGCACTCGCCGCACTCGACGCACGCGACGCACTCGACGCACGCGACGCACGCGCCGCACTCGACGCACTCGACGCACGCGACGCACGCGCCGCACGCGACGCACTCGACGCACGCGACGCACGCGACGCACGCGCCGCACGCGACGCACGCGCCGCACTCGCCGCACTCGACGCACGCGACGCACTCGCCGCACTCGCCGCACGCGACGCACTCGCCGCACTCGACGCACGCGACGCACTCGCCGCACTCGACGCACGCGACGCACTCGCCGCACTCGACGGTGGGCGAATCGATGCAGCTTCGCTGCATCGATTCGCAGCTTGGTGCGTCCAGGCCTATGGATGGTCGTCGTGGCGTTGGGAATTGTCCTGGATCGCGACCACGTACCTCGGCGCGCTACAACTGCAATCTCCCGAGCCCGTGCATGCCTGGTCGAAGCCGATCTTCGAGGCCTTCGTCGCGGGCGCGTGGTTCCTGCATTTCACCGAGGACACGCTCTTCTGGGTGGCGAAGCCTGACGTCCACGTCGAACGCGGTGGTGCGGGCATGAGCGTGGCGCAGACCCTAGCTGGCACTCGCCGCCTGCACTGCGTCGATGGCCCGGCGCTTCGGTCCGACGTCGAGAATCTCTACTTCTGGCACGGCGTGATGGTGCCGGCCTTCGCCGTGGTGAAGCCGGAATGGATCACGGTGAAGCATATTGCCGACGAAGAGAATGCGGAAGTGCGGCGCGTTCTCATCGAGCGCTACGGGCTCACCCGCTATTTACTCGACAGCGGCGCGCAGAAGATCGCCGAAGACGAATTCGGCGAGGTCTACCGCACCGAGTTGCCGGGCGACGAACCGCTGGTGATGGTGAAGGTCATCAACTCCACGCCCGAGCCCGATGGGTCGAAGAAGCCTTACTTTCTGCGAGTGCATCCCGAGATGCGCCTGCTGGCGAAGGACGGCCTCGGCGATCCCCAAGCTGTGACCCCGCTGAACGCTGTAGCTTCGACGTTCGGCATGACCGGCGAGCAGTATCTGAAACGCCTGGTGGAACAGAGCTGAAGAAAAGCGCACGCAAACCGAACTCGGAGACAATCTGGGGCGAGATCTTGGATCGGGCGGCAGCTTTGCGTGAGGGCGACGAAGGAAGGCTATTTCGGGCTCTTAAAGCGCGGGCTCTATGGCACCTACCATCACGTCGGAGTGCCGTACTTGCAGCAATATCTGAATGAATTCGACTTTCGGTACAACCATCGGAAGGTGACGGACGCGGAACGCGCAGAGTCAGCACTGAGGGCTTGTGACGGAAAGCGTTTGACACTCCGCAAGCCACTGGGGATACAATAGGCTCGGTTTTGGAAATGCGGGCGGAGGGGATCGAACCCTCAAGGGGTTAGCCTCCCTGCCAAGAGAGAACCCCACTAGCTTCCAAAGCTAGCGCGTATGCCAATTCCGCCACGCCCGCGCATTGAGGCCCTTGAGCCGTGGGGTTGGACGCCACAGCCCAAGGCGGTACGACTCGGCCCTGTGGTGTTGGACGCCACGGGGCCGGATGCTTCAAAGTCTCTCGTACTCGTTTGGTTTTCCTCCTTCGGGGAATGGGTATGATCAGCCCTCGCTTTCCCGCAGAAGTCCCGCACACTTCGGTAATGCTGCGATTCCCCACTTTGGCAGGCAGAATAAACGTCGTTCCCCAGGTTTCACGGCACGCGCCGCGCCATGCGGTGAATAACAGCCGAAAGCATTCGTGTGTCCAACCATCGCAACGTAGCAGTTCTCTCTTTCCATCAGCCGATCGGATCGCGCGCGGGCACGTTCATCCAGCCCGACGTGGCCGAGCTTCTGTTGCAGCGTATGGCTGCCGAGCGGATCTCGAGCAAAGTGATCCGCATGCTTCCGCCTGATTCAGTTTTTCCTGCCTTCAGACCGCCCGTTTCCCGCGCGAAGTTTATACCCGAAGTGCTCCCGCCTGTCGAAGTTGCCAACTGCATATTCGTTCGGCCGAAGACCGATCTGCGGCCGTCGATTGTAGGTGTGCGCGAAGGCTGGGACTGGAATCACGAACCGATTTCTGCGTAGATGCGATCGCAAGCCCAATTTTGCCGCATGAAGCGTCTCGAGCTGCGGGAGCAGCGCGAGAAAGAACTCGCCCTGCTCGCAGCGGCGCAATTGAACGCCGACGAACGCTATCTGCGCTCCGTGGTCGCCGATATCTGGTCGAATCTTTACCAGAGGAAGCTGCAGGCGCCGATCGAGGAGCTGCCGCGCACCGAACGCGAGCGGCTAGAAGTTCTGGTGGCGCTGGAAGGCGGCTACATCACCTCGTCCAGCTACTGCGGAGCATGAGACGGCGGCGAAGTGGCTTTTTCGCTGATCGCTGCGGCGGTGGACCTCGCCACCATTCGAGCTATGCCTGGTGGCCGGAAACTGAGTGCGGAGATGACGCTGCTGCTGGCCTTGGTGATGTTCGACGATTATGAACTTTTTCCTGCATCCCCACTTGCAGCCGCGCCTCGATCCGAATCGCAGAAGTGAGTGGTATCACCAGCGGGATCCGGAACGCATGGCGCGTGACCTGGTTACAGCGTTCGACATGCTGCAGGTCCAACAGCGTGAGAAGGATCGGATCCAACGCGCGCTGATGAACATGAGACTGCGCAACGCCGTTGTGGTGGCAGTGGTCACGGCGCTAGTCACCAGGGCGCCGGAGATTTATCGCTTCATGGTTCACCTGGTGAAATGATCCGATGCCGATGCGAGCACCCATCGCGAAGCCAGCGAAGTCTGGCACTGAGGCGCGCGATCGTGAACGTCATCGTCGCGCCGGCGGTCTGCGTCGGCTGTACGACTCGAAGCAGTGGCGCGAGCGCACCAGGCCGACGGTGCTTGAGCGCGATCCGATGTGCAAGATCGCCGAACTCTGCGAAGGACGCGCGCCCAGCACCGATGCTGACCACATCATCCCTGCTGCAGAGTACGTCGCGCAGCACGGCAACGACTGGCGCTGGTTCTTTGATCTCAACAACCTGCAGGGCGCCTGCCACGCCGATCACACCGCGAAGACAGCCCGAGGGCGGTAGGGGGGTCGGTTTTGCCCAGGCGAACGGCCAGCGACCGACGTTCAGGCACACACACACCGCCGCAGCAAAAGATTTTTCCTAAAAAATGGGAGGTAAAGGCTCAGGTGGATCGAATCGTAAGCCGACGGCTCTCAAAAAGTTCCTCGGCAACCCCGGCAAGCGCAAGCTGAACGAACGCGAACCGAAGCCGAAGCCTGGCATCCCCGACATGCCGCGTTTCCTCACGATGGAAGCTCGGGCTGAGTGGAAGCGTATCGTTCCGGTCCTCGCGGCGATGAAGATCCTCACCGTCGCCGACGGAAAAGCCCTGGCCGCCTACTGTTCGGCCTATGCGCAGCTGGCCAAGGCCGAGGCGGCGATCGACAAGTACGGTCTGATCTGCGCCACGCTCGACCAGGCGACCGGCGTCGCTGAGTTAAAAGTCAATCCCGCAGTGCGCATCAAGTCGGACGCGCTGCGCCACATGAAGTCCTTTCTCATCGAGTTCGGGATGACTCCGGCCTCGCGCTCCAAACTGAAAATCAATGCCAGCGATGACACACCCGATGCGTTCGACGAACTCTTCGACGCGCCGGCGACCTCAGTCCGCAAGCCGAACTAACCGCGCCGCGGTGCAGCAGCCCGAGCAGCGCGCGTGGGATCTCTACGTCTCCGGCGTCATCGCCGGCGAGATCCCCGCGAACAAGCTGATTCGTCTCGCTTGCCAGCGCCACTTGGACGATCTCGCGCACGGCGCCGCGCGAGGGCTTTACTTCGACGTTGTCGCGGCTGGGCGGTCCAATCTGTTCTTCAAGGTGCTGCAGCACTCGAAAGGCGAGTGGGCCGGACAGCCCTTCAATCTCGAACTTTGGCAGTCGTTCATCGACGCGATGATCTTCGGCTGGAAGCGCGCCGATGGTACGCGCCGCTTTCGTGAAGCCTACATTGCAGTGCCGCGCAAGAACGGCAAGACCACGCTGCTTTCGGGCGAAGGCCTGAAGCTGCTGGCCGCCGATGGCGAAGCTGGCGCCGAGGTCTACACTTTCGCCTCGACCAAAGACCAGGCGAAGCTGATCTTCGACGAAGCGGTGCAGATGCGCAACGCCTCGCCGAAGCTAACGCAGCGCATCGGCCTGGTCAAAAACAATCTTCACGTCCTGCCGACGAACTCTCGCTTCATGCCGCTCTCGTCCGACGACGAGACCCACCATGGCCTCAACGCCTCAGCCGGCCTGGCCGATGAGCTGCACGTGCACCCTTCCCGCGATCTCTGGGACGTCATTGCCACCTCGCAGGCCGCCCGGCGCCAGCCGCTCATGCTGGGCATCACCACGCACGGCTGGGATCGGCAGTCGTTCTGCTACGCGCAATATGAGTACGCGCGCAGAGTTCTCGAAAATGTGATTCAGGACGATCGTTTCTTTGCATTTGTGGCCATGCTCGATGACGGCGCCGACTGGGAAAGCGAAATCGAGTGGGCGAAGTGCAATCCCAACTTCGGCAAGTCGGTGAAGATCGACTACCTGCGCGAGCAGGCGCAGCGCGCGAAGAATGATCCTGCGGCGCTGAACTCTTTTCTGCGGCTGCATCTGAATGCCTGGACGCAGCAGGATGAGCGCGTGATTCTCCCGCACCAGTGGGCAGCCTGCGCCGGCACGACCGAAGATCCCACGATCGTTCGCGGCCGCTGGCTCGCTGAACTGAAGGGCAAGGAATGCTTTGCTGCGCTCGATCTCTCGAGCAAGCTCGACATGTCGGCCGACGTTTTCTTTTTCCCCAAGCAAAGCGGCGTCGAGAAGGCGCGCGTGCTGCCGTTTTTCTTCGTGCCCGAGGCCACGATGCTCGACCGCGCGAAGAAGGATCGCGTGCCTTACGACCTCTGGGCGCGCATGGGTTTCGTGATGCCCACGCCGGGCAACGTCGTCGACTACGACTTCATCCGCGAGCTGCACCGCAAGATGGCGCGTGAATTCCGGATCCGCGAAACCGCCTTCGATCCCTGGAACGCAACCCAGATTTCAACACAGCTGCAAGCCGACGGGCTTCTCCTGGTCGAGCACCAGCAGGGCTATCGCTCGATGTCGGATCCGACGAAGGAGCTGCTGAAGATGATCGCGGCTCAGGAATTCGAGCACGGCAATAATCCCGTGCTCAACTGGATGGCCGACAACCTGGTCGTCTCTGAGGATCCCGCCGGCAACCTGAAACCCGACAAGGGCCGCGCCCGCGAAAAGATCGACGGCATCGTCGCGCTGATCATGTGCATCAGCCGCGCCAACGCGAACCCCGTTAGCACGCGACCCAGAATCTTCCGCCTATGAACACCGGTCCTGTCAAAGTTCCACAGCCACCCGCGAAGCCAGCGGCGCAGCAGGCCGAAGAACGCGAGAAGCACTCGCAGCGCGCTGATGCGATGTACTGTGCCGGCGCCGTCCTGGTCACCGCGGGCTGCTTGATGCACTCGATCCATGACGGCCTCATCGCCGGCGGAGTGTTCCTGCTGTTGTTGCCTGTGCTCGAGCTGCTCGGCAGTTTTATCCGCGGCTTGCGAACCAAACGATAAATGGGCCTGATCTCCGAATTCCGCAGCTCGCTTGAGAATCCGCAGACCCCGCTGTCGTTCCCCGCGGAGTGGCTGCTCGATATTTTCAACGGCGGCCGCACCGACTCCGGCATCCGCGTCTCGGAGCTGATCGCGCTACAGGTGACCACGGTCCTGGCGTGCGTGGAGCTGAAGGCGGGCGCCGTCGGCTCGCTCGATCTGAAGATTTTCGAGAAGACAGTCAACTCCGACGGCCGAATGAATCGCCGCATCGCCCACGATCACGATCTGTGGGATCTGTTGCACGACGAACCGAATGGCGAGATGACCAGCTTCACCCTGCGCAAGACGGTGCAGGCGCACCGGATGCTGTGGGGAAACGGGTACATCGAAATTCAGCGCGACGGCGGCAACAGTCCGGTCGCGCTCTGGCCACGCAATCCCGCGCGCATGAAGGTTCGGCGTGCGACTGAGAAGTTTATCGTCAACGGAGAGCTGGTGCGGCCAGGCGACCTGTTCTATGCCACCACTGAAGGCCAGGAGATGTCGCCGGTCCTCGTCGACGAGGCCATGAACGAAGGCCACGCCACGGAGCGCGCCATCCTGCCGGCCGACATGCTCCACATTCCCGGCCTCACGCTCGACGGCCGCATTGGCCAGGATGTGGTGCAACTCGGCCGCAATGCGATCGGCCTGGCGCTCGCGACTGAGAAGTTCGGTGGTAAGTTCTTCGGCAACGGCGCTCTGGGCTACGGCATTTTCAAGCTGCCAGGCCAGCTCAGTCCGGAAGATTTTGCCATATTCAAGAGCGAAGTGAATGAAGCATGGGGCGGCGAGAACATGCAGCGGCCACTGATCCTGCAGGGCGGCCAGGACTATACGCCGACATCCACGAAGCCAAATGAGGGCCAGTTCATCGAGTCGCGCAACTTCCAGATTTCTGAAGTCTGCCGCGTCATGGGCAACGTTCCACCGCACATGGTCGGCGTGACGGAAAAAACCAGCCGCGCCAACGTCGAGCAGATCGGCCAGGAGTTTCTGACGTTCTCGCTGCGTCCGGATCTGCTCTGCTGGGAACAGGAATTCCGTCGCAAGCTCTTTCCTCACCCGACCATCGGCCGCAACGCCGGCAAGAAGTTTGGCGTGTTTTTTGACACCTGGCCACTGGTCACGCCCGCGGCCGCGGATCTCCGCGCGTTCATTCAGGCGATGGTGCAGTGGGGCGTGTGGGCGCCGAATGATGCGCGTGCGCGCCTGCAGGACAATCCGATCGCCAGCGAAGCCGCGGATTCGACCTGGATGCAGATCAACATGGCGCCAGTCGGCCAGCTCTTCGAAACGCCGGCGCTGCCCGGTGATCCCAGTGGCAACCAGGCCGAGCCCGACGACAGCAATGAGGGCGTCGAGGGCAAATTAAAGAACAAGGGTAAACGTGACCGCCTGGTTCATCGCGTGAGTCGGGCCTATTCGCGCCTGTTCCGCGATGCTTTTGGGCGCATTTCCGCGCGATCGCACGCGGATCTGAAGACTTTCCGGCAGGTATTTTTGCCGGTTCTGGTGAGCATCGGAGAGGAACTCGAGCAGCACGCCGCGCAGCTTCTTGGCACGGCCCCGAATCCTGACGGCTTCGAAGCCTCGAGATTCCTCTCCGGCTACCTGGAAACCATGCATCACCGCGCGCAGAACGAGTCCTGGGCAACAGCCAACGGCGATGCCGACGCGATCTGCGAGCGCGAGCTGATGCGTGCTGTCAAAGCGATCGCGGTCGAAGCCTACCGCACAGCCGCGACCTCCGCGGCAAAACAAGAAACCGAGGTGGAACCATGATCGAACGCCGATTTTTGAAGGGCGCGGAACTCCGCGCGAAAGAAGACGGCCACATCGAAGGCCATGCGGCCGTTTTCAATCAGGAATACGTGCTTTATGAAGGCGGCAGCTACCGCGTCGTCGAAACCGTGAAGCCTGGGGCATTCACCCGCGCGCTCAAGGAAAAGCAGGATGTGCGCTGTCTGATGAATCACGATCCGAACCACGTGCTGGGGCGTACCGTCGCCGGCACGCTGAAGCTAAAGCAGGACGATCAGGGGCTCTACTTCGACTGTGCGCCTCCCGACACCCAACTCGGCCGCGACCTGGTCACGCTGATCAAGCGCGGCGACGTCTCCGGCGCCAGCTTCGCCTTCACCGTAACTGCGCAGACCTGGCGCGAGGCAAAGAAAGATGGCGTGACCACTTCGACGCGCGAGATCGAAGACGTGGATCTGTTCGACGCCAGCCCCGTGACCTATCCGGCCTACACCGGCACCGACGTGAGCGCGCGCGCTGAAATGCGCAGCCAGGTCCTGGCGATCGAGAGCCTGCCGGCGGAAGTTCGCAGCGCGATCGAGTCTGCGAAAAACGAACGTGGAAAGAAAGCCGACGCAGAGTGCAACTGCCGCTGCGTGGCCTGCGCTCGCGACAACAAATGCGAGAAGTGCGCCGACCACATGGTCGACTGCGGTGACGAAAAGAACTGCCGCTGCATGGATTCCCGCAGCGCCCGCGCCACCATCGGCGGCGGCAAGGATTGCGAGTGCGACTGCCCTGAGTGCCTGGTGGGCGATTGCCAGCACTGCAGCGAGCCCGATTGCCAGGATCCGAATTGCGATCACACCGGGCAGGAAGACGAAGAAGGCGATCGCGCGGCTGCACTCGATGAGATCGACGCACGCCTGCGCCGGGCCGGACTGAAGCCCCCCAACTAAAAACAACAAGTTCAAATCGGGAACACGTGCCGGATGCGGCTCGGCGTGATAGCCGAAGCGTGGACCCCATCAACGTGCAACCTGCGGGCGGTGCCTGCGGGCGGGCCGAATTCAATCCCAAGGACACACGACTATGAGCACCAGCAAGCTCCGCGAACTCCGTGAGAAGCGCGCTCAGATCAACGAGCAGGTGACCGAGTTCCGTAAGAAAATCGCCGACAAGAAAACTCCTGCGGCTGAGGTCAAAGAGGCCCGTGCCGCATTCGACAAGGCAATGGACGACGTCGACCTGCTCACCACGCAGATCGATGAGATCGTCGCCGACAACGAGCGCGAAGCCCGCGCTAACAAACTCGACAGCGAAGTTCGCGCCGGCGGCAAGCGCCTGCCCGAAGATCAGCTGGGCAACGGAGCCGGAGCCGATCGCGCCACGCACATCCAGCTCTATGACGCGGCTCTGCGGCGTCATGGCGTGAAGGTCACCAAGCGCGGTGGCCAGCTCGAATTTGACAACCTGGCCCTCAAGAACGTTCACTCCGACGTGCGCCAGACCATCGAAGGGCTCAACGACCGCTATTTCGGGGCGTTCAAGCGTTACCTGATCGCGGCCTGCATGGGCGATTCCAGCCGTTGCGCCGCCGACGATCGCTCAATCGTCTTCGGCCAGCACGAAGACTTCCGCGGCTTCCTGCTCGGCGGCCCCGAGGTCAACGACAAGGAAAAGCGCGACATGGGCATCGGCACGCTGTCTCTTGGCGGCTACTTTGTGCCCAAGGGCTTCGTCTATGACGTCGAAGAAGCCCTGAAGTATTACGGCCCGATGCTGGTCACGTCCGAAATTATGGACACAGCCACCGGCCAGCCCCTGCCCTATCCGACGGATAACGACACCACCGTCGCCGGCGAACTGGTGGGTGAAGGTCAGCAGGTCAGCGAGAAAGACGTCCTGATCGGCCAGGTGCTCTTCGGCGCCTGGAAGTTTTCGAGCAAGATGATCAAACTCTCGCTCGAACTGCTGCAGGATTCGGCCTTCGATATGGAGAGCTACGCGAAAAAGAAGCTCGCCATCCGCATCGGCCGCGCTTACAACACGCAGTTCACCGTGGGCACGGGAACCAGCGCGCCCTACGGCATTGTGCCTGCGACCGTGGCGGCTTGCGGAACCCCGTCGACCACGCCCTGGAGCGGAGCTAATAACGGCTACGGCATCCCGCTGATCGCCTCCGGCTCATCCGGCAACACCGGCGGCGCTGAAACCGGCGGCACCTCCATCGGCTCGGCTGACCTCGACAACCTCGAGCACACGGTCGATCCGCTCTACCGTCGCGGCGCTGCCTACATGTTTCATGACCAGACGCTGCGCCGTGTGAAAGTGCTGCTCGACAAGTACGGCCGGCCGCTGTGGAAGCCCTCGGTGGCGACCGCTGAGCCCGATCGCATCAACGACTATCCGTACCACGTGAACAACGACATGGCGATCTGCCCGGCCACTGCTGCCAACCCGGCGGCGGTGACGGTGCTCTTCGGCCAACTCGACAAGTACACCATCCGCCGTGTGAAAGAGCTGGGCATCATCACCCTGCGCGAGCGCTTCGCCGATTACGGGCAAATCGCCCTGATCGGCTTCAGCCGCGCTGACGGCCAGTTGCTCGACGCCGGCACGCACCCGATCTGCTACCTGATCCAGGCGACCAGCTAGTTAACCCGGCGCGCTCGCCGCGGCTGGAATGCCGCGGCGGGCACGCTTTCCGAAGATTTCCGCACACCCCAATTTCCGAAGGAGAATCCCATGCACATCGCTTTGTTACTTCTCAGCGGAGGGCACGCCCTCGGCTTTCTTGCGATAGCCGCGCTGGCCGCCGGCTTCGCGCTCTTTGGTACCACCATCACCGCGCAATCGCCCGGTCCGATGGTGGCGGCTGCTTCGCCCGATTTCGACACCATCGTCGGGCAGAGCAGCAATCTGCCGTTCCAGTTCGAAGTGCTCACCGGAACCACCGACGTCATCACCGGAGGCGGCGGCGTACTGAATCTTCCGCCAGGGCTCTCGGCTGCGACCAGCACTCCGATCTGCGGCACCAGCTTTATTGAGACTGCCGGCGTCGACGCCACCACTCTGGCCACTCCGGTGGCGGGCGCACCGTCGGCTGGCGGCAACGATGGCCTCGAGATCACGATCGTCGACAACGGCGGCCACGCTCACACCGTGACCACCGCGGCCAACGTGATCACGCCCTCGCATCACCTGGCAACTTTCAACGGCACGCAGGGCAGCTTCGTCACGTTTGTCGCCCGCAATGGCAAGTGGCTGCCGATCCAGTCGAGCGGCGTCACCATCAGCTAGGCCGATCTTTAGTTAGGCCGATCTACCCAGGCGCTGAGGGCCGCGTGTCACAAATACAACCCCTCACTCGCGCAACCGTGCGCGCGGCTCTCGGCGAGTCTTTCACGAAAGGAAGTCAGTTTATGCAGATGATGCGTGTCCGCATCAAGGAAACCGGCCAGGTCACCGACATGGTGCCCGCAGTGGCGCGCGCCATGATCCTCGGCGGCACGGCCGAAGAAGTGAAATCGAATGCGGTCGAAAGCATGGCCGTAGCCGCGGCCGGCGAGCGTGCCGTCGCGCCCGCGCAAGAGCCCCAGAAAAAATCGCGCTTCTCGCGCAAGTAAATCTCACAGCAAAAGGAATCGCTCCCATGAAAAAGATATTCGGACTGCTCGCCGCGCTGCTGTTCGCAGTCAGCGCAATCGCTCAAACCGCCGAAGTTCACCTCACGCGCGAAGTCAACGTTCACATCGTCGGCCAACATGCCGACGGAACGGTCTTCTACGACAACGAGATTCACAACCTGCGCACCACCGGCGGCGCCGACTGGCAAGCCAGCGCCATGGGTAACACCTCCGCGCCTCCGGCCACGGTGAATTACATCGCCCTGACCAACGACTCGACGGCGCCTGCTGCCGGCGATTGTGCGGCTGGATCTTCCACCTGCACGCTGGCCAGCGAAATCACCACCAACGGCTGCGCCCGCGCCCAGGGAACCTACGCTCACACGAACGCCACGGCCACCTGGACGGTCTCGCATACCTGGACGGCGACGGCTTCGCAGTCGGTGCAGAAGGCGGGCATGTTCAACGCCTCGAGTTCCGGCACCATGGTCTTCGAGGCGCAGTTTACGCAGGTGAACCTGGCCAACACCGACACCCTTACCATCACGTGGACCATCAGCATTTAATTCCGCGTGCGTCGACTCGCGCTCATCTTCGCTGCCTTCTGCGCGGTGCTGCTCTCGTCAGGAGCGAGCATCGCGCAGATCAAGGCGCTCGACTTCGGTCCGCCGACGTCGCAGATCAACTGCGGGCTCACCACGCCCACAGTCGCAGCCAGCACTCTCTATCCGCTGAAAGCGTGGGTTGTGCCCAGTCCGACGAACGGGCATTTCTACAAGGCGACGACGGCCGGCACGACAGGATCGGGATCGCAGCCGACATTCAGCACCGGATCCGGCTCGACGACGAGCTGGGGCGGCGCCACATTCACCGAGCAGGGCACGTCGAACATCAAGCAATGCCAGGACGACGTGAGTCTCTACGTCTACGCCAGCGGCCAGTTCGACGGCGTGACCATTCTCTTCAACTGGTCCGACCTGGAGACAAGCAATGCCGGCTGCACGGCGCATGCGACTTACGACTTCTCGTCGATGAACACCGCCATCACGGGGATTCTGAGCGACTCGAATTTTCCGGCCACCGCGAAGGTGGGAGTGATTTTCTCGGGGATCAGCGCCGGTCCAGGGCCGAACAAACACACGCCGTGCTACGTCTTCTCGAAGACCTACGCGACCTCGCTCTCGACCACGGTGATGCCGGTGGCCTTCTGCTCGAGTTCGGGCGAGGGCGCGACTTATCCCGGCGATGGATTGGTCGGCACCGACGTCGTCTATGTGGCCACGTCCGACACCAACACCGACACGACGGGCTATCCCTGGACGCCTTCGATTCCCTACAGCACCGCATGGGAAGCGTTTCAGGATCAGGCGATTCAGTACCTCGCGGCGCAGCCCTACCACCCGCAAATTTTGTATCAGCGCATCGGCGTTTTTCAGGGCGGCGAAGTTTTCCCGCACTGCATCAATCTGTGGAAGACCTACTTCTCGAAGAGCACCGCGCAGATCAAAACCACGATCACCAATTACGCCTCAGCTCTCTACACTCACGAATTTTCGACGATGGGACACCAGGCGAACACCTATCCGCTGATGGCCGGTGTCGACGGAACCTGCGTTCCCGCGGTTTCCTCCTGCGTCATCGGCTACGACTGGGCCGATGCGGAAGCAGACTATGCCGCAGGCTTCTGGGGGGCTGGGAATGGCGGCGGTTTCGGCAGCCAGGGCCTGACCCAGAACGACACCATCGCATTCAACGCCTTCGGGTTCGCCGATGGTGGAACCGCCTCAACTGGCGGCAACTATTGCGACGGCAACGAGTGCTATCTCTTTCACCACTTCCCTACCGCCGGCGTGCATGAATTTCAGACGCTGGCGGCGAGCTGCCCGCAGGAAACCACGCTCGGCGATCAGACGCAGTGCACCGCGGGATCGCAGCAAAGCCAGACCGGCTCGCTTACTAATTTTGTGCCCCTGATGAAGCAGATCGGCGCGACGCACCTCGAGCTTTACAACCAGGATTGGCTCTGCGCCTTCGATCCGAACTACCTGCCCTGCGCGGCTTACGCTGCCAGCTACGTTTCGGTGATCACGGCCATGCGGACCAGCGGCCACGCCGCGAATTTAACTGAGAGCCTGAGCACCAGCGACAGCATCGACACCGACTCCGTCTATAACCGGCAAATGACCGAAAACCTGAGCACCAGCGACGCCATCGCGCGGCAGTTCACGGGATTCCTTTTCCCTGCTGACACCTTGGGCACGAGCGACGTGCTGGTGCGCCAGTATTCCGCCTCCCGCTTCCGGCTCGATACCTTCGGCACCAGCGACGCTCTGGTCGCCAACTACGTGGACCACACGCCCAGCCTGAACGAGAGCGTCATCACCAGCGACGCCCTGGCGCGCAGTTTCGCAGCTTCGCGAGCGCTGAGCGAGTCACTGACCACCAGCGACGCGCTGGCGCGTCAGATGGTGGCATCGAGATCTCTCAGCCAGGTGCTGACCACCAGCGATGCGCTGGCGCGCCAGTTCACCGCCTTTCGTAACCCGAGTGAGAGCCTGGTGACCGGCGACGCCGTGAGTATCAATTTCGTGCCCTACATCGGCCTGACCGAAAGTCTCGTCGCCAGCGATGCGATCGCACGCCACTTCACGCATGCCCAGGCGCTGAGCGAGACGCTGACAACGAGCGACGCGATCGCCCGGCAATATGCCGGCGCGAAAGCCCTGGCCGAAACCCTGATCACGCTCGACACGCTGACCACCGTGTCGCCGCACACTCGAACACTGTCCGATAGCGTCGCTTCCTCAGACGCACTGGGCCGCCAGTTCGCTGCCTTTCGCAGTCTCGCCGACAGCGTGATCAGCAGCGATGCCCTGAGCGTGAACTCGAAACACCAGCAAGTCTTCACTGAAAGCCTGACGGTCGGCGATGCGATCGCGCGGCAGTTTACCCATGCGCAGGTCCTGAGCGAGAACCTGACCACCAGCGACGCGCTCGCTCGCCAGCACACCGGCTCGCTCGCGCTGGCCGAAAGTCTGAGCGTTGGCGACAGCCTGGTCGACGTTTCGCCGCATCACGTCGCGCTACCGGAAACTCTTGTCACCAGCGACTCGCTGACGCGGCAGTTCACTGCGATGCGCGCCGCCGGCGAAAGCCTGGCCGCGGCCGACTCGCTATCCATCGGAGGCCTGGGCAACTTCACCACGCTCAGCGAGACACTCATCACCGGCGATGCGCTGCTGCGGCAGTTCACCGGCTCACGCAACTTTGGCGAGAGCCTGGTTACGTCCGATGCGCTGGCGGCGGTGACTCCTGCGGGCAATCCAGTCTTTCTGGTTGATGCCCTGGTGACCTCTGATTCGCTGAACCGCACCGGCAGCAAACTGCCGGCGCCGCCGATCTGGCTGCGCGTCACGCAGCAGGCCGGCTGCTCGGTGCTGGTGTGGCGAGTTTCGCCCAGCACCACCACCGTCGGGCAGAACCTTTATCGCTCGCAAGTGGGCGGCGAGTTTCTGGGAACGCTGCTCACGCCCCTGCCATCGGCGACTGAGACTTACACCGACTGCAGCGTCATCGAGGCGCAAACCTATTTTTATGCGGTGAGCGCGCTGAGTGCGACGGCCGAAGGCGGCTATTCCAACCAGGTGCAGACTACTTCGGCCGCCGGCATCTCCTCGCCCACGTTCCTGAGCGTGCTGGGCACCGAAGGCGCGGCCACACTGATCTGGCGCAAGTCTCCGACCGTCGGAGTGACCTCACAAATTGTTTACCGCGGCCTTGTGAGTGGCGGGCCTTATGTGGCGATTCAGACGCTCGATGGGAACGCACAAACTTTTCAGGACCTCTCGGTCAGCGGCGGTCAGTACTACTACGTCGTCACCGCGCAGGTCGGCGCGCAGCAGAGCCCGTACTCGAACGAAGTCACCACCGTCATCCCTTAAATGGCTTACATCATCGAAGAGATCGCGCCCGACGCGGAGCCGCTGCTGCTGGCCGACGTGAAGAACTATCTGAAGGTGCCCGCCGGCGTCAGCGCTGACGACACTCTGATCAAGCTGCTCATCCAGGGCGCGCGTGAAGAGGTTGAGGGCTACACCGGGCGATCGCTGGTGAACAAGGGCTATCTGCAGACCCTCGATTTCTTCCCCTACTTCGTCGACTCGGCGATGAGCCGGATGGCCTACATTCCCAGCTACGATGCGCTCCCGCGGTACTCGGTTGGACTGTGGAACAGCTCGCAGATGATCAAGCTGCTGCGCGCGCCGCTGCGCTCCGTCACCTCCATCGGCTACGTCGACTCGCAAACGCAGCAACGGCTCTCGCTGCTGCCGGCGCCCGTGCCCTGGCAGGCCAACACGAACTACCAGATCGGCGATCAGATTCAGGATGCGAATGGCAACCTCGAGGAAGTGACTGCGGTCGACGAGACGAAAGCGAACGAGGACGGCACCTGCCCCTCGGGCGCGGCGGTGCCCACGTGGAATCTGACCGTGGGCGGCACCACCGCCGATAACGCGCTGACCTGGACGAATCGGGATCTCGCGCCGGCCGGCGACTTTGTCTATGACGCCGTCACCTGCCCACCGCGCATCTTCCCCAATCCAGGGCAGACGTGGCCGCCAGTGCTCTACGTTCCCAACGCGGTGGAAATTCACTTCGTCGCCGGCTATGGCGACGACGGCACGGCAACGCCCGCGGCGATGCGCCAGGCCATGCTGCTGCTGATTTCAGACGCTTACTTTAACCGCGAAGTTTCGTTTGCAGGAACCATCGCAAAGAATCCCGCGCTTGAGCGGCTGCTCTATCGCTGGAAGATCAACATTCTGGCCTCGACTCGAGGCTAAGCCAGGAGAACTCACCCAATGAAGACGACAAACTCGCCCTTTCGTAAATTCACCGCTGCCTTCGCGATCGTGCTGCTGTGCGCGACGGCCGCATTCGCCACCCCCACCTTGTTGAGCACCCAGACACTGGTGATCAACAACGTGGCTGTCACCGCGGGCCAGCTCGCGGTGACCTTTACGGCTTGCGACTCGGTCAACGGCAACTCCTTTGCGTCGACCGGCCGCGAGATCGTCTTCATCAACAACACCGGCGGCAGCGCCTACACCGTCACCGTGACCAGTGTCGCCGACCAACTCGGTCGAACCGATACCTCGCTGACCAACTATTCCGTCGCCGCCGGTGCGATCGCTGCCGTCCAGATGAAGTACCAAACCGGCTGGATCACCGGGACGCAAACCATCAACATGACCTGCAGCAACGCTGCGGTGAAATTCGCGATCGTGCAATACAACTAGCATGCCGCTGCCTCGACTGAGTGGGCGTGCGCCTGGGCCTGGCCAGTACACCAGCCCAGGCGCGATGTTCCGCTGGATCACGTTCTACAACCCCGCGAATCCGACTGCCGGAACCGGAGGCGATCCTTACCGCGATTCCTGGGCATCGGTGCGCGCGCTGAGCGGCCAGGAACTCGACAAGGCGCAGCAGATCGCGCAGCGCGTCAGTCACCTGGTCACCGTGCCCTATCGGCCGGGGTTGCTTGAGAGCATGACGATCGGCATGTACGACTTCGGCACGTTGCGAACGTTTCAGATCGCGGACATCGAGGATCCCGACGAACGCCACGTCGAGTTGCGCATCATGGCCTTCGAAATTAACCAGAACGCCGGCAGCGCTTCGTAACTTCTTTCGCAAAGGAACTTCTCATGAAAAAACACGATCGCCTTTTTCTGCCCATCGGGTTCTTGCTGTTCTTTCTGCTGTGCCTCGTTCCCGGCAGCGAAGCGCAGAGCCAACTCTCATTTGTCGCTGGCGAGCCGTTTCAGGCCGCGATCACCTGGCCGGCCGTCACCGCCGGCACAACCTCACTCGCAATCGGCAACGTCACCGGCCTGCAGTTCTTCACCGTCAACTGGGTGGTGAATGGAACGGCCTCGGGCTGCACGTTTACGCTCGATGGCTCCACGCTGCCCGGCGCAAGCTTTTCGACCGGCTCGATCGTCGGCTCGCAGAGTTGCTCGAGCACCGGCACCTACACCACGCCGACGGCGACTGAGAACGTGCGCGCGCAGCTGAGCTACACCTTCAGCAACACCGGTTCGGTCACGTTCACGGTGCGCGGATATACCGAGAACCCGGCGACTGCGTCGGGCGCGGCCGCGAATGTGAACGTGACCTCTCCCGTCGACGGATCTGGTTATGTGAACGTGGACTGCAAGACCGGCTGTGCCGGTGGCAATGCAAACGGTCAGGCCACGATGGCCAATTCCGCGCCGGTCGTGGTCGCTTCCAATCAATCGACGTTGCCCGTGAAAGGTGCCGGCACGGCGGGGACGGCCGATGCGAATGTGGTGACGGTGCAAGGTATCGCCAGCATGACGAAGCTGCTGGTGACTCCTGATTCCGTCGCGCTGCCCGCGAACCAGAGCGTCAACGTGAACCAGGTCGGCGGCGCCTCCACGGGTGCGACCAACCCGCTCTATGAAGCCCTCACCGATGGAACCACCGGACCGGTCGCAGTGAAAGCAGCGAGCACCGCTGCAGCC